AGGACCTCGAGCCACTTGTTGTTCTTTAATTTTTGTAATTGTTCCTGGTTCTAATTGAAGAGATGCTTCTAAAAACATATCAACAGTTCCAGCATTAGTTTGTTTCCATTCTTTAAATGCTTCTAGAACTTCAGGATGTTTGTCTTGAGGAATGCCTATAACTTGAAGCGTTCTAATGATCTCAATCATTTCATCTTGATCGATCTGCATTTCGGGATCTTGTCCCATATATTCTTCAGTTGTGATGTCTAAAATACCATTTGTTGCCATATTTAATCCTTAATTGAGAGCAGGGTTTCTCCTGAATATACAATCTACTTGCTTTTTGCAAGTAAATCAAGTCTCGGGAGTGTTATTTTAACGTCTCTTTGGATCTGCGCGGGGTCAATTCCCAGCGTTTTCCATTCTTGATCGTCCTTATAAACCACTCCGCTCTCCTTATTTTTAATCGTTGTCTTACTCTTTGCTTTAAGCAAAGGCACTTCTTTACCATTCACAAGGATATTACTCATTATACCGTTACCTCTTGGGTAATGTTTAAGTAACTAATCCCAATTGAAACCGAATCTGAACTACTCATGGTGACTTTAATTGATTTACTAGATTCTACAATCAAGGGTAAAGTCAGAATTTCTGTACTAGCATTAGCCACTAAAGTTTGAGCATTCACAATGTTAATATCATTATTGGTAATCGTAATAGTTGGAGTATTACCTGTGTTATTGGTGACTCGAAAAGACTTAATAATAAAGGTTTCTACTGCTCCTGCACCCGCTGCCGAAGGCGTTAACAGTGTAGTTGCATCTGTTGTGGTTAAGGTTGTTCCGTAAAATTTATACTGATTAGTAGCCATTATGCCATAAAGAAGCTTTTAGCTTCTATCTCCTGTTTAAGATCTTCCTGATACGTGGTGTTCAGCTTTTGTAAGACCGAGTCTAAATCTCTGATTAAAGAGTTCGCCGTTACCGGATCATATTCTTTTGCTGCTCTTGTTAAAACCTGTACTATCTTTGCCATAAACTTGCTAGGCCTCCTTGTGCCATTAACTGGCTTTTATCTCTACCCATTCCACTTTTTCCATGCCCCGTATATGAACTACCTTGACTAGGGTCTCTTCCACCTGTGACTACAGCTTTCCATGCGTCAACTTTTGCTTGAGGTGCTGTTTTCCCCCATTTTTGAATATTTTTATTTGCCATTTCTTGAAAGGTTTTTGAACCAAAGTAAGATGTTCCAGGTGCATTTTGTCCTGCAAATAATCCTCCTTGCATTCTCCCTGTTTGTGGATTTCTTGTTATACGGTGTTGAGTCATATAGTTTTGATTAGCTCTTTGTTGTGCCGGAGTTAATCGTGTTCCTGGTCCTCTTAAAAAATCCATAACTCTTCCTATATTTCTTTTTAATCCCGGTGCTTGCGCTGCACGCATTTGCCATGCATTGTAAGATGGATAGGATGAACTAGGTCTAAAGTCTCCTCTTCGCATTAATCGTTCAGTCAAAGCATAAGGATCGTCTTCATCTTGATTTAAAGATATTCGTTGAATTGGTAGACCATGATATTTTTCATTGGGAATCCTATCCCATTCATTATAGCTTGTTCCTTCCTCAATAGCCTTTCGTAAAGCGGGAGAAATTTCATTAGATTTTTTATAACTTTGCATTCCTTCCTCAATAGTCTTTTCTAGATTTTTAGGAATCATACCACTTAGGTCTGCAGCTTCAGCACTTCCACCAAATTCATTTTTAATAGCGTCCCATCCGCTTTGTATACGATTAGCAAGAGGTCTAGCGGCTCCAACAAATCTATTACCTAAAGCCGAAAACATATCTTCTCTATCCAAAGCACTTAAAATACCGGCTACATTAGTATCAGCAAGATCAGGAAAATAAGCATTAATTTTACTCCATTTACCTGGGTCAGCATATTTTTCAGGGTTCTCCCCAAATTTTTTAAAAGCTGAATAAGTATCATAAGGAAGACTCATAACCCCTGTTCCGACAGGAGCTGCTAATTCAATAGCAGCGGCCGCAGGTTTTCCTATATAAGGAATTTGACTCCAGTTTTTTGATAGTTCATCAAAATAATTTTCTGTAATATCTCGATGATATTGAGGAGTATTCTTTGCCCATTGGTGTCTTGTTTCATATTTTTTCCCGTGAGCTTCAGGATAAATATAAGGATCTATATTAATAGATTTATTATTAAAAGCAGGAAACCAAGTTGCTGAGACTCCTCCTTCTTGTTTCTTCACCCGACTACCATATTTATCAGTCCATTCACGAGCAATTGCTGGCTCGTTGGCCCATAAATATTTACGTTGTTTTTCTGATTGAAAAGGCATTATCTTCTTCCGCTCGCTTGTACATCAAGTCTGAAGGTTCCAATCTTCCAGTCTTGATCCGTTCCTGTATTCTCTACTTTTAAAGAGACTGCTCGAGCTCTAGCTCGCGTATCTACTTTAGTCGTCGTTGAATCAATAGTAAAGGGACCTAATGAAGAACTAGCTTGTGCTGAATTAGGATAATCTCTTAAGTTTAAAGTGACCTGGGTATTTCCTGTTTGCGATAGGAAATCAGGAATGAAGCGTCTAATGCTCATAATGTATTCTCCATCTCCTCTAAAGGTAATACCTTTATTTTCATCTTGAGTAATATCAAAATCTCCAGATTCAATGTTAGCTGCAATGGCTGTTGTTGCTCCACCTGCAATTTGATTGTTTCCTGTTTCGTGTTCGTAGTAAATAGTCGTGCCATCAGTATTTCCAACAACATCAAAAGAAGTATCTACCCCTGCATCATAATGAGTACCATGGGGTTTACCGAAAACTGCTGAATCTTCCCAGGCGGTTCTGTTTAAACTGCCTGTGGTCCAGATGCCTCGTTGAGAGGAAGAATCAATATAGTTATAAGAAACCATGCGATTAACGACATTGGATCCATTAGTACAATAAAACCACATTACTTCTCCAAATAGATTATTTAAACCTGCATTAATCAATTGGTTAGAAGTGGTATTTAAATCATCATAAACATAGTCTTCAACCAAACAGTCCATTGATTCCAACTGCCCCGTGTATCTAAAGAAACCATTTTCTGACATCCAGTAAGCGGTACCATCCACTTCGGTCGCTGCTTGTTTTCCAATCAATCCACAGTTCGTTCCGGATTGTTCGAAGGCGAAAGTAAAAGGAGCCCCGACAAAACGCATAATAAATAAAGAAGTATCGGTCCAAATGTACGTGGCATTACGACCTCGGATCGCTCCCATAATTTTAGAACCTCCGGCTAATCTTTGTGTACCGGCCGTATTGACTGCAGTCGGTGTATAATCAGTTAAAGATTCTTGAGAAGAGAATCGAATAAATAAAGGATCTTGCGTCGTAGTGTCACCAATGGTTGTTTCAGTTCCGAAGAACACTAAGTGACGATCGGGAGTTGAAACTAACATATCTCTAGAAGCGGTTGGTGCTCCTGAAATAATCGTAGCTCGGTTAGAAGTCGCATCGGCGGCATCTGAATCCCATTCAAAACAAGCACTGTCGGTAATTAAAGCGATCAGTTTAGATCCATAATTATCCAAGGTCCATGTTCCAGGATCAAAGACTTTATCTCCTGAAGCCGCTTCACCCCATCCAACATAGTCTGTCGTATTGGTTACGGTTGCTCCATCCGAATGAGCCGCTCGAGTTGTATTTCGAACCGCTCTGGTAATACCAGTTAAATCATTTCCGGTAATTCCGGTATAAGAAATTTCTTCTGTGCCCACTTGAATATAAGATGTTCCGGAAGAAGGAAACGCAGAAGCATCCGTTAAAGTAATAGAAGTTCCTGATCCTCCCGTTCCATAGGCATCATCTCCTAAAGCTCCGTTTAAAGTCGTTGTGACTTCTCCTGAAACGGTACCACTCCATTGACCAATTCCCCAACCATAAGCTCCTAATTGTTGAGCAGGTCCTACAGGATAATAATGTTGAACGCGAATTCCTCCAGACGTTGTAGCTCCAGCTCCTGTTTCAACCGAAGGCATTGTAATCGTAATTTCAGTTGCACTCTCGACGCTAGTGACCATAAATTTTTTATCATCAAAATCAGCTGCGACATAATTAGAACCTGTGATCGTTGTAAAATTATCTAGATAGACAATATCTCCAGCCGTAAAGCCATGAGAACTACCAAAGGTTATAGTAACAACTGCTGTAGCAGGACCGGGGCTTGTTCCAGCAGTTGTAAAAGCGTTGGTTAAGGTTGTAGTGCTTTTAATAGGGTGAATATCATAAAAGATACCCCCGGTATAAGCATATAAAATTCGATTGGTGCCAATAGCAGCGAATTTAATTTGTGAATTATTAATAAAATGATGGAGAGCTCTGGCTGCTCCTGTGAGTTTGCTTTCTCCTAATTGAGACCATCCCCCTATTTTTTCAGGGGTTTCATATCTAAAACGCACATAG